GAACGAATTGGTACACCGGTTTTTGAAAACTGTGTTACTTCAGCCGTTGATTTATATAGAAGAGGAGAAGCAGAGCCAAACGAACGTAAGTTTGTTTGGTTAGAGTTAATTCTGCTCGACCATTCCTCCATTGCATTACGGATCAGGAAGTCTTCATCGTTAATCACAGTCACGGACCAGTCGCCAAATGTACGGTCACCGGCAAGTCTAACCTTACGACCGAAGTATGGAACTTCGATAGTTCCGAGTGTAGACTCGGGGATAGAGGTTGCTCTCACCATGAACGGCACTTTAATATCTGCAATGCCGTTCGCTGGATTGGTGAATGTAACTTGGAACAGATTCCCACGAGCACCACCTAGTGCAAGTTGACTTCTAATTTCGTTTACATTAAACGCCATGTTTGTTCTCCTTTTGTTTTATTTATTATTAAAACTGACCGACTACTTCGGAGAACTCAACACCTGTTCTAACAGCAACGAAGTTCAACTGGATAAAGTTGATACTCTTTGCTGGTTTGATATAGATGTCACCAATGAACTCGTTGCGATCAATGACTTCGCCTGTGTTGTTTGTAGTATCGCAAACAACCTTGAAGTCGTAAATACCGCGGCGACCTTGTACGTCACGTAGGAACGGTTCAACTAGGTTGCGGAACTGAGCACGTGTAAAGTCGTCGTTAAATTCGAACAGAGTAAATTTCGTTGCTGTTGCAATTGCCTTTTCCAGGACAATAAACAGACGACGAACGTTAATACGGTCAAACGCGCTTGGCTTAGCAAGCAATGTCTTGTCACCGTAAAGAACAGTACCCTGACCAGGGAATGTCACGACAGGGTTAACACCTGCCTTGTAAAGAATGTCGCGGTCGGCTTGACGTGGGTTGAATGCCAGCTTGACAATGTTCTTAACCTGTCCACGGTTGAAACCGGCTGGAGACCACCATGCATCACGCTGCTCGTCTGTACGTACGCATAGACCAGCGACATCGCCGTTCATTGGAACCCAGCGATAGATGTCATTGTACTTGTCGTACTGATATTTGTAACCGGAATCTAGAACGGCATACGAAGTGCTGCGCAGAGAGTTACGGAAAGTTACAACATCGTTTGCTTCATCACCGGCGTTGTTAACAACGTCTGCCTTTTGTGGAGAAACAAACACGACGCAGTCTTTGCGCTTTTCTGCAACATTATCGATTAGGTAGTTGGCAATCTGCTCACCATGCGTACCACCACGTGATACGCCAGTCAACACAAGCGACACATCAACATCCTCAGCAGAAGCGAATAGATCGTACCCTGCAAGGACCGTGCCAACAGCAACGTTATTCTCATCAAGACCATCTGTACCACCTTGCATAGAAAGTGTCAGAGGTGTTGATGTCGATGCTGTTTCAACTGTGGCTGCGGTGGCGCTTATTGCACCAGAACGCTCGTTTGCCCACCAGATGTAATTCGATGTCTGATTGATAACTGTTTGCCAGAAGTTTGTTGCGCCATCTTCTGTCTTAGCATCAGATCCACGAGAAAGAGAAGAGAACACCTCGAGCACAGTTCCAGGAACACCCGTGAACGCACCGTCTTCGTCTGCAACAACAACGTGGATTTCATCAACAGCAGAGGTGTTAGCACCAAAGGTTGATTGATACACCGATGTGCCAGGCGCCTTATCAACGACGTTGAAGTATTCCCACTTACGAGTGAGACCGCCGCTTGTAGTTGTGTAGTCTTGTGCGAGGCTGTAAATGTCTTCCGTAGCGACTGTAAAAGTTGCAACAGAAGATGTGTTTGTAACTGCGCTAACGGACGCTACCTTCATGTATTGAATACCGATTGTAGAGTTACCGACTTGAACGTAGTCACCAACCGTAATGCTTGATGCCAGCGTCGTAGCGTATGTTGTCGCGTTAGCAATAACACCGTTACCAACGGCAATGTTAACCACAACGTTGCTCTGACCAACAGAGATGCTAACGTTGCCCAAAGAAGAGCTAAGGTTACCGCCACCGTTATCCAAGTTAGCCGTTGAGGTATAAGCTGTCGCTGAATCGCAAACAGAAATCTTCAGCGAGTTACCAAGAGCGCCTGGATATTTTGCAATATACTTGGCATCGAGGTCAGCAGAGAATGTTTTTGTTTCGTAATCGTCGCTATTCTTAACGACAAAGTCGTTCATATCACTAATAGCAGCAATATTTGCGACAGCGTTTCTTACGACTACGGCTGTGTTTGTGGATGTGGTGTTTGCAACACGAGCAATATACAGCTTGTTGCCATAAGACAAAAAGTTTGCTGCTGTGAAGAACGTTTCAGCGTTGTGATTGGTTGGCTTACCAAATCTTGCAGCTAAATTTGCTTCTGAGTCGACTAGAGTGCGCTTTTCTACAGGGCCCCAACGGAATACACCGGCAAGAGCACCTTCAGTAGTAGAAACTGCGGGGACGACTGTGGTCAGATCAATTTCAGATACATTTACGCCAGGACTAACTTGAAATGGCATGTTTATCTCCCCTCTGAGGTATTATTATTTTAGAAACGAAAGTTTGATTCCTGGTATTTATAATTCTGGGTTTTCCTAATGGAAGTTGGAATTCAACTCATATCGCTCAGATGTCTGCTG